CGCGCGCAACCCTGCCTCCTGTGCGCCCCGGGCGAGCAGCAGTCCATCACCGAGAGTCACCACATCAAGCGGGATCCCCTGACCGGACTGTCCCTGGGCGGCGGGCAGAAGGCCCCCCACTTCGCCACCCTGCCCCTTTGCCAGCGGAAGCACCACTGGAACAGCGTCTACGTGTCCATGGGCTCCCGGGAGTTCGAGCGCCGGTACGGCAACGAGCTGGACCTCCTGGAGCGCTTCTACGACCTGATCGGCATCCCCTACCCCTACCCACGGAGAGCAGCATGAACGACAACCCCACCATCAACCTCGACGCCACCAACCGTCGCCCCCTCATCCAGATCCTGGTGGACGCCTCCCTGTACGCGTTCCAGCAAGGTTGTCAGTCCACCTTTGAGGGCGAAGAAGAGGCCCGGGCCATCAAGGATGCCCGCCTCAAGGACGCGCTGGAGGAGAACGGCCGCCTAAAGACTCTGGCCGACAGCCTCACCCAGAGCGCCGTGGGCTGGGCCTCCGTGGTGGACGTCCTCAACCAGGTCTCCCCGGCCTGGATGGACCGCCTGCCCGACGGCAGCAACCTCTCCGGCATCCAGTATGCCGTCCGGGCCATCCGGGAACTCAAGGCCCGCGCGGATATCGCCATCGAAGAGGCCAAGAGCCTAAAGGCCCGGATTGCGGAACTGGCCCAGGTCCCGGAGGTGCAGCCGTGATGATGCGCCAAGTTTACGTGGCCGGATCCTATTCGGCTGACACCCGCACCCGCGAACTCCAGAACGTCACGAAGGCCCTGGTTGCCGCCATTGACCTCACCCGCCGGGGCTACCATTGCATTGTCCCCCACGTCGCCGGATCCCACCGGGTAGCCTGGGACCAGGCCATGATCCGTTGTCGCGCCATCCTGGGCACCATGGACCCCAACCAAGACTGTTTGGCCCTTCTGCCGGGCTGGGAGGGCTCCAGGGGCGCCGTCGAGGAGCGGTCCCTCGCCGAGGCCATGGGTATGCCGGTGTACGACCTGGCCGACCTCTCCGGCAATCAGGTGGTCCATGGATAGGGTCGGCTGGGTCCTCATCGTCATCGCCGGGGTCGCGTTCTGCCTCGGCATCTACCGCGAGCAGTGCGCCCGGGACAAGGAGCAAGCATGAAGCCCACCACCGTCTCCCTTTTCTGCGGCGCCGGCGGCGAATCGGCCGGGAAGGAACTGGCCTTTCGGGACCTAGGCATCGACACCCGGGACTGGACCAGCCATGCCATCAACCACTGGGATCTGGCTGTCGCCACCCACGGTGCGAACTTTCCCGGGATCCAGGTCCACCAGGAGGACATCACCAAGGTCACAGCGGCCACCTTCGGGGTGAGCGAGATCGATCTCCTCTGGGCGTCCCCCAGCTGTGTGCACCATTCCCGGGCCCGGGGTGGGAAGCCTTGCGAGGACCAGCAGCGCTCGCACGCCGATGAGGTGGTGGATCGCTGGCTCAAGGTGGCCAAGGTCTCCGTCCTGCTCATCGAGAATGTGCCTGAATTCGAACAATGGGGGCCCCTTGATGCCAAGGGCCAGCCCATCAAGGAACGCAAGGGCGAGTACTTCCGGCGGTTCGCCGCCAAGCTAGTGGCCCTTGGCTACCGGGTGGAATACCGGGTGCTTTGCGCCGCGGACTACGGGGATCCCACGACGCGCCGACGCTTCTTCCTGCAGGCGGTCAGAGACGGGATCAGCATCGTCTGGCCGGAGGCCACGCACCGGGACCCCCGGCGCCCCGCAGACATGTTCAGCGGCCACCTCCCGGTGTGGCGCACTGCGGCGGAATGCATCGACTGGTCCATCCCCTGCCCCAGCATCTTCGACCGCAGGAAGCCCTTGGCCGAGGCCACGCTCCGCCGGATCGCCGCCGGGGTCATGCGTTACGTGGTGCAGGCCCAGCGCCCTTTCCTGGTCAACCTGACCCACGGGGGGCGCCTGGAGGACCTGGATGAACCTCTGAAGACGGTCACCGGGGCGAACCGAGGGGAGAAGGCCATCGTGGTCCCTTCCCTGGTGGGCGTCGGGGGCCGGGCCGGGCAGTCCCGCCCACGCAGCGCCGATGAGCCCCTGGGTGTGCTGACCACCAAGGCGGATGGAGCCCTGGTGGCGGGCTTCTTGTCCAGCTATTACGGGGCCAAGCGTGAAGGCGAGGCACGGGGCGCCGATATGGAAAGTCCTTTGCCCACCCAACCAACCGCGAACCGGCATGCTCTGGTGGCGGCCCACATGATGAGCATCGACCAGCAGAGCAGCGGGGATTCCGCCCTCCGGCCCGCAGACGCCCCTCTGAGCACGGCCACCACCAAGGCCCGGCACGCCCTCATCGCCGCCAGCCTCATGACCAACACCACCGGCCATGCCCCGACCGGGGTGGACGCCCCGGTGCCCGCCCTCACCACCGGGAACCACCAGGCCCTGGTGGCGGCCTTCATCTCGCACTATTACGGCCAGGGCACTACCGCCCAGGACCCGGGCCAGCCCCTGCATACGATCACCACCCTGGCCCGCCATGGGCTGGTGACGGTGGAGATCGACGGCGAGACCTACGTCATCACCGACATCGGCATGCGCATGCTGGAGCCCCGGGAACTGGCCCGGGCCATGGGATTCCCGGAGGACTTCCGATTCGTGAACGCCAGCGGCATGCCCCTCACAAAGCGGGACACCGTGAAGATGATCGGCAACGCCTGCCCCGTCCACACCGTGTGCGAGCTCATCAAGTCTGTGGTGCTCCAGCGCCCTGCGGTCTTCGGCGCCCAGGAATCTATCGCGTAACCCCCCCCCAAGGAGACACCATGAACCGCCGCCCTACCCCACCCCCACCGCCCGCCCCGCCCCTCCTGCTTGAGCCCATGGCCTACTGCCCCGAGGACGCCGCCCTGGTCATGGGCCTCACCCGCACCGCCATCTACGAGCTGATCCGGGCCGGCCTGATCAAGTCCGTGAAGTCCGGAAAGCGCCGGATCATCCCCCGGACGGAGATCCAGGCCTACCTCGATTCACACGCCGCCTAGGTTCCGATCTTGCCCGGGATCCGCCCGCGACGACCGTGCCACGACTGGGTTTCAAGGCAACCGGCCCAAGCACCAACGATGATGAATTATTTGTAACAAACATCCTGTCCAGGATCATGCCTGGACCCATTGGAGAAGCCATGACCAAGGAAGAATGGATCGACCGGTGCCGGGAGCAATTCATGAGCCGAGGCGGGGTCGGATTTGACATCGCCCAGGGCATGGCTGAAGCCTGCCTGGAGGATCAACAAGGGCTTGAGGCAGACGTTGACCCTCTCGACCCCGAAGAAGCCGCTGACGAAGAAATGTCCCTCTGGGACGAACCCATCGAACCGCAGGCATAGCCTGTCCAGGAGCATGACCGTGAGCAATCTGATCGGGACTACCGTGATGTGCCCTGAATGCGGAGGCTGGAACACGCCTGGGCATCCCTGCCGCACGAACCCCTACCAAGATATCGCCAACGCCCTGGCGCGGGAGGTGTGCGAAACAGATGCCCTCAAACTGCGACTGGTTGAAGCAGCCAAGGAACTGAGGGACCAGCGCAGCAGGTGTCTGGAACTTGAAGGTGCCTTCCAAGAGTTCGCTACCCATGGCTCCTGGCGATGCAACCACTATGACGAATGCCACTGTGGGCTGGATGATCTCTGCGACAAGCTGGGCATCCCCCGCATCTCCAAATCACCCGAAGCGTAATGTCCAGATGCGGGAGGCATCGACCATGGAAATGAAATGTGAACACGGGGTGGGCATCCACCAGGACTGCATCGCCTGCAATGCTGAATACAACCGCTCTGGCCAAACCTGGGAGACGAAGCTGATCCGGCGTGAACTCGCCATGGTGGACGCCCGATTCTTGGAGATGCAGCGGGAACGGGGAGCCGAGCGCAAAGCCCGGATTCTCTACCAGGATGCCCTGGACAACATCGCCAAGTGCATCATCCACGATATGACCCCCGCCGAATACGCCTTCAAGATCCTCAACCCTGAGTAGCACCTGTCCAAAGGACTGAACCATGCCGGTCATCAGCGTAAAAGTCATCAAGCGAGCCTATCGCCTCAGGCGCTGCGAAATGTGCCGCCGCGATATGTTCCCCGGCGACTCCCAGGTGCGCCTCTACGGCAATGCCGATGAAGCCGATCCCAAGTGGGTGATGTTCGTCTGCCCTGCCTGTGCCAAGGAAAGCCAAGACCCAAAACTCCTGGCTTCTCCATCAATTCACCCAGCCCAGGCGACCGCTTGAGGCTGTCCAACCTCTGCCGGGAGGCACCCTTGGAAACCCTTTCGATTCAAACGCTGCCAGATGGGCGAGTCGCCCTCATCGCCAATGGCGACCGGGCTGAAGTGGTTGGCGTCCGTGGCAGCGACTTTGAACGGGTCGCCCTGGCGATCACCGGTCCCGCCTCCAGCATCGCTAGCGATGAACGCTTGACCGGGCTTGTGGAAGAACTGCTCGACAACCTATATGTCCCCGAGCCTGATTGCCGGTGCCACCTTTCCCCGCCTTGCAACGACTGCGTTGAAAACGGCGGCTTGCGTGAAATTGTTGCGGCTGTTCGCCGCGCCCTCGACGCCCGTAAGGGCTGATGTCCAAATGCACGACCCTTCCGGAGATGCCTTGACCCCCTCACGTCCTATCCTTCGCTGGCACGGCGGCAAGTGGAAACTGGCCCCGTGGATCATCCAGAACATGCCGGCGCACCGGACGTATGTGGAGCCCTTCGGCGGGGCCGCCTCGGTCCTTCTGCGGAAGCCCCGGAGTTACGCCGAGGTTTATAACGATCTGGACGGCGACCTGGTGAACCTGTTCCGGGTGACCCGGGACCGGGGCGAGGAACTGATTCGCGCCCTGGAACTCACCCCCTTCGCCAAGGATGAATTCCTGGGTGCCTACGAGGTGGCGCCCGAGGGTTTCGGCAGACTTCGAGGCCCCGGTATAGACGACCCAGGCGAGCCGGGCCAGGTCCGGCCGGTCTGCCTCCACCAGGAGCTCGTACAGAGAGAGGACAATGAGCGCCGACCGCTCCGCTGAATTCATCACGTCGTAGATGATGAGGTCATCGCCGTCCATACGTTCTCCAGGCCCCCTATACCGGGGCAAAGGGTTGAGGTCGGGGCGTCACGGTGAGTTCCGGGAACCCGCCCATTATGTTAATAATATTTTTTATAAAAGCAAGGGCAAGATTCATGAATATGCGTTCTATCTCTACTCATATGAATTTATATGTAATGGGACTCAATATAAACCAAGAATCAACGGCATCGTCACGGCATAAAAAGGCCCCGGAAGTCCGGGGCCGTGATGATGGTCGGTTGGTCTCAAGCCTCCCGGACGGGGACCCAGGACGGCGGCTCGATCCGGGCGCGCTCGCAGAAATGCAGGATCTCGGAGGGGTCGGAGATCACGCCGTAACGGGTGCCCACACAGCGCCCGTGCCCATCATCCCAGATCGAGTAGGACTGAGTGATGATGCGGGATTTCCCAAACCAGCAGCGGTCCATCCTGACCCCAGTGGCCCAGTCGCGGTCATTGATTTCGATGGCGGCCTCGGGGTTGAGGGCGATGCGGACGCTGGCGTAGTCGCTCTCCCGGTCCAGATTGGCGGTGACGTAGATGCGGTTGCGTTTGGCGGTTGCGTTGCTCATTTGGTTGCCTCCTACAACCAATATACGCTCATGGTTGCGGTGTGCAACCAAAAGTTGAGACCTGTGACCTAAATCACAGGGCGCCTCCCGATCCATCCTACAGCCCGGTAACCTCACAGGCCCAGGACACGGCCAGGGTCACGCCAGTGGAGTTGGTCATGGTGATCTTCGAGGTTCCGGCGCCCGTGGTTGCCGAGATGGCGATCTGGTCCACCGTGCCCAGGGAGATGACCGCAGGCGTTCCAAGGTTGAGGGTGTTGCCGCCATTGCCAGCCGCGAAAATCACTTCCTGATAGGTTCCCCCCGTCGCGTTGTTGACGTTTTTCGAGGACACCACAAACCGACCCATCACCGACCCGGTGGCACCCAGGATGTTCCAGGCATAGAGGTCACAAGCCGTACTGCTACTGTTGGCCACCTGGAGCCCAAACAGTCCATTGGTGAGGGGACTGGTGAACCGAGCCGTGTTGCCGCGCATATGCTCTACATAGACGTTGGAAAAACTGCAGCGCTCCAAGGCCCATTTGTTGTAGAACGTGGCGAAAGATGGAATATTCACGGCGAAGGTGCAGTCTGTGAATACGTTTCCGCGATCAGAGTAATAATTATAATAAGCTGACCCCAGCGTGGTTGGAGCCTTGTCGAAACTCATTCGAGAAAAGGTGGAATCCTGGACGTCGTTGAAGGCCCCGGCATAGGTCGCTGTGGTCCCCGTCATGACGAAATCGTCTACCAGGAGATGGGTATTTGGAATGCCGGTGCCATTGTCTCCCAGAAGCAGGGGGTTAAGCCCGCAACCATTGGCCAACATTCCTCGCATGGAGACTTGGTTGGAGGCGTTGCACTCGATCAAAATGCCATCGCAATTGAAACATTTGAAATTCTTGAGATGAACTCGGTTAGCCACAGTCAGGGTGCAGCAAATGCTATTCCCGCCGTAGGTCAGGTTGTTAAACCAACAATTGGAAATGTCGATATCCTCAACTGTGCTGGTGATGGCAGCAACCGTGATTGCCGTTTTACCAGATAGAGTTGCAATCGCATTATTGTTGACAACCATAGTGCAGGGAGCAACACCTCCGTTGGTCACCGAAGAAATGGTTGTGCCTGTTGCGAAACCTGGAATAGCCACACCCCCAGAACCCGGAATAGTCCCCGTGGCCGCGGTAACCGAAACCGAATTGGACCCGGCCGTGGTGGATACGGTCATGCTGACGTTGGCCGCGGTCACACCGGAGATGTCCAAGCCGAATCCATACATGGTATTGACGTAGAGGTTGGATCCCGTGATCCTCCTGCAACCTCCGTCCATCTTGATGGCATAGCCGAACTTCCCGTTGGTATTCAAGCCGCAGTTAAGGCATTGGATCCCGTTCCAAAAAATGTCAGAGCAATTCACATAATAGAGGCAGGCCATGTAGGCGTTCTGGAAGATCATTTGGTCGAAGCGGACAAACTGCCACCCCGTAAACCATGCGCCTCCCCCGCAGATCCAAGAATTCGACTGGTTACCGGCCAAATTCATATCCAGGACGCCATTACGCATAGAGAAGTTGCTGCCGGTCGTCTGGGTTCCGTCGATCAAGATATTGTTCGTGCCGGAAGCTAGTTTGATAGTGGACCCCTGCAAATCGACCGCCACGTTGCTCATGGGCACCAGGCTTTGCGAGGCCGTTCCTGTTCCGCTCCCTGCGCCAGTGGCGGTAAAGATCACGCCGACCGTATTGCTTGCGGCTCCGATGGAGGTGAAGCTGGTAGTGCCCACGGAAACAATGGTGTAGCGCATTCCCACAGCGAAGGACCCGGCGGTGAAGACGCCACCGCACAGGTAGGTTTTCCCGGGAGCACTCACGAGGGGGCGCATGCTTTGTGAAGCGGCGTTGATGCCAAGCTGGACCGCAACCGTGTCGTTGGTCATGCCATCCCCCACCGCGCCGAAGTCCGCGAACGACAGTGACTCACCCTCCTTGGCCGCAATGGTGCGCGCCACCGATCCCGTATAAGGGGCAGCCGTGCCCACCAGGGAGGCCCCAGTGGTGCTGGCGAGTTGGGCCGCCTGGGCAGCGGCAACGGTCGGCCCATCATAAGCCGCCCAGCCGGCCATATTGGTGTTTGGATTATTGGTGTTCCCCGCGCTGGTACAGATGACCAAGCCGCCGTTGGTGAGCTGGAGCACAGCATTGACCGGATAACCGCCGATAGCCGTGGCATAGGCGGAGTTGTACCCGATTACCCCGCCGGCGGAACTGTAGGCCGTAAACTGGGAGAGCCAGTTCAGGATCCCGTTGAAGTCTGCGCCCTGGGGTGGGATGCCGCCGCTGGTGAGCGGCTTCATGTTGACGATGGGGATGCCGTCAGCAAGGGAGAACAGCGGCGAAGCGGACGCCACGGGGATCGTGTTCATAGCCCCCTTATGCGGGCCAGATCCGGAGCCGAACGCCTGGGGCATCAAGGTGGGGGCCGGAGGTGGCGAGGCCAGGAGCCCCACCGCCACCGCGAAGGCGACCAGGAACGAGAAGCAAGTCTTGAGGCTGCGCATGGCGATCTCCTAGGCCTTGATGATGAAATTCACAGCATTGAAGGGAGGGAGCGAGGTTGAGGTCGTGGCGATGCTGGGGCCGCCCGTGGCCACGCCCCCAGCCTGCACGGGGAGCGAGGGATTGCCCCCGGCGCCCCCGGTGCCCCCAGTGATGTTGGTTTCGGTGTAGGTGTGCGTGTGGTTCAGGAGGGCCTGTGCCGAGCCGCCCGTGGTGCCCAGTGGATACGTAGCATCCGCGCCCTGGGGAAACCTCTCCTGGAAATTGGGTAGGTTGAAGTTCGCCCCAGAACCGCCCCAGGTGTAACCCAGAACGGCGAAGAGTCGCGGGAAAGCAGCAACCAAGAGCGAGGACCCGTCGCAGTTCAGGCGACCCGGAGGTAAATTGGCGAGGGACCCGGGCCAAACAGTGATCGTGCCGGTTGGGGTGCCGTCGTCCACATACCACCCGGTCAGAGCCGCGTTGGGGTCCTGGGTGTTCCCGGCGACGGTATTGATGACCGTGGTGATCCCATCGTTGAGCTGCAACTTCGCGCCCAGGGGATACCCGCCGATCTCCGAGGCCAGGGTCGCGTTGAACGGCCACTGCCCGCCAGCATTCACCCAGAGCAGGAGCTGGCTCATCTGGTTGAGGACGGCATTGAGATCCTGGCCGGACGGGAAAGCGTTGCCGCCCGCCTCCATCGTCTGGAGGGCGAAGCCGTCAGCCCAGGAGGCTCGGGGCGCCGCCGAGGCGGTGGGAAGAGCGGCGATGAGGCCCGCATTGGGGCCATTTAGCCCCCTCCAGGGCATTTGGATGAGCGCTGCGATTGGTGCGGTGAGGGTCATCTAAGCTCCCGTGTTGATGATGGTGTAGGTGCCGGAGAAGAGCGTCCCTTCGCCCAGGGTGGCCAGGCCGGAGCCGTTGAAGCCCAGCGTGGAGCCGATGGCGAGCCCCGTGGCGATGGAGGCCTGCACGCCCGAGGGGCGCGGTATGACGCCGGTCTGGACGATGATGCCCAACGTCACCGGATCCGGGTCGAACTCCAGCGCCAGGAGCATGGTCATATTGCCGGTGTCGATGCAGTAGGCCCGGCCCTGGTCCGCAAAGAGCGTGCTCAGGATCTGGTTGATGGCCGCGCAGCTGCAGTTGCAATTGTTGGCCATGGCTTTAGCCAGGATGAGCGTCCTGAAGGCCTCGTCGCCCAGGTTGTAGACCTCCGTGCCGGATCCCCCATCCCAGAGACGGGCCGGGGTGTCCGACTCGGCAAACGAGCCGAGATTGGACGCTGCGCTCTCCGCGAAGCCCCAGAACGAGGTGGTGCCCGGGAGGTTGATGCGCCGGTTCACGCCCACGATCCGGCCCCACACGTCCAGCCCATAGCCCTGGGCGGTCAGGACGTTCCACACCTGGTTGTAGAACGCATCGATATTCGCCGAAGGATCTAGGAATTCGTTGAAGCTCTCGATCATCTGCATGAGGGCCGGCGAGTTCGCGAGATGGGCGAGGATGGTGTCGGAGAGGTTGATCATGCCTCCACCAGGGTGATGGTCCCGAGGACCGGGAACTGGTTGATCTGGACGGTCATGGAATTCGCAGTGGGCGAGCCGGAGCCCACCAGGACGCTGATGATGGAGACGCCCGGGAGGATGGCCGCGATGGTCTGGTAGAAGCGGGAGGCGTAGATCGTGGCGCCGATGCCCGCCGCCGGGCCCCCGTCGGCCCCAGTGAAGGCCTGGCCGAGTCCGTTGACGGCATCCTCAAGCAAAGCTAGAGCGTTGGAGGGCGGATTCCCGCCGCTGGCCACGGTCACCTGGATGTTGACCGGGAGAGAGACGGGGACCGTGTAGCTGACCTGGTACTGGGGCTGGGGCGCCGCATACGAGGTATCGGAGACGATGACGGAGGTGGCCGAGGTCATGGTCGTCCCGGTGGCGACCGTGCCGCCCACGGAGAGGTTGTAGGTGCCGGTGCCTCCGGTGCCGGTGCCCAGGCTGTTGATGGTGCCCAGGGAGATCCCGTTGCACATGACGGTCTGGCCCACGGCCAGGATGCCGGAAGTCACGGCCGTGACGGTCAGCACCAGCCCGGCGCAGGTGGCCGTGAAGATCGCGGATGGGGCGTAGTTGCACCCGGGCGCCTTTTTCAGGTAGAGGGCCTGGGCGATGGCGGCCGGGTTCCCGCCCACGGCGGCCACGTAGATGCTGTTCGCGGGGATCGTGATGCCGCCCCAGACGATGGCCGTCCCGGTGGAATTGTCGTAGACGTAGGCGGCCGTGGGCGGCGCGGGGGGCGTCAGGGTGCTGCCCGAGGCCAGGACCGCGGCCCGGATAGCGGCGTTCATACTGGTGGCGTTGCCCGCCACGGAGGCCTGGCGCCGCGCCTCGAACTGCTGCTGGGTCTCCACTGGTTGCCCCAGGCCCTGCAGGACCGGGCTGGTGATGGTGTCCCACCCGGGCGTGGTTTGGTAGATGGTCAGGGGACCGGTAAATGGCAGGGCCCCGGTGGATTGGTTGCTAAACAGCACGGGGACCGTCCCGCCCGCGCCGATGGTGGCCCCAGGGCAGGTGTAGAGGTTCCCGGCGGTATCCTGGGCCACGGGCACGCCAGCGGCGATCACGGTTCCAGCCAGGCCCCCGGCGACGGCCGCAACCTGGGTGGAGGTCGCGGGGAACCGGGTCATGCCGGTGAGAGATCCAATCGCATCCTGCATCCGGCCCTGGGCGTACTGGGGATCCACCTGGCTGACGACGGCCAGGAACTGGGCATCGGCATCGCCCTTGATGGCCGCGATAGAGCTGGCGAGCTGCCCCTGGGGCGTGTACAGGCCCGGGTTGAGCCCGCCGCCCAGGGCTGCGTTGATGTCCGCCTGCACCCCGGCGAGGTTCGCGGCCGGTTCCGGGGCAATGAAGCCAGTGGGTCCGAGAGTGACGGATGGGACATTGGTGCTCACGGGCATCTCCTCAAAAACTCACGCCCAGGGAGGCCCCGGTGCTGTCGGTGAACTTGCAGGTGCCTGTCACGACCCCGTTCTTGTAGGCGAGATCGGTGACCGTGGCCGAGACGACGCCGGGGACGCTCAGGGCGGCCTGGGTCAGGAGGGAGGTCACCAGGGCCGGGGAGTAGTCTTGGGCGAACACCGTGCCCGCCCAGGGAACGCCCAGGGCGGTGTCGAAATAGGCCTCGCCCAGAAAGGTAGAGATCGCACTGGCCACGTCCTGGGCCAGGGCCTGGGGCCCGGTGGCCACGGCCAGGTTTCCGTTCGCGTCGACCATGAGGTCCCAGGTGGGGGAAAGCTGCAGCGTGTTCATTGGACAGGCCCCGTGGTCCAGCCACTGATGGTTCCGCCACCATGGATGTGATAGAGGAGGTCGACGCCCTGGGCCTTGACGTTCCCGGCCGTCGTGGTGATGTTTCCCGGGGTGGCGATGTCTCCGGTCGCGGTGATCTTGCCATTGACCTGGAGGTCGCCCGCGAGGGTCGCCCCGCTGGCGTTGAGGGTCAGAACCTTGGCACCGAAGGCCACGACCGTCTGGGTCGGGCTCACCAGCACGTAGTTTTCCGGGGCCTGGTCGGAGACGCCCATGCCCAGGTAAAGGCCATCGGCTAGGTCGAACCGGCGCGCGCTGGCGGGGTTGGCCTGGGCGCCCGAGGCCTGGGCGTTGGTGATGTCCCGGTCGGCCACGACGAGGAACCCGACGTCGCCCGCCACCGGGTCGCAGATCACGGCGTTGGTGCCGCCCTGGATCCGGAGGTAGGGCACGCCGTAGATGGTGGCATGGGGCACGGCCTGGCCCCCGCCGTCCATCTGGTTGACCAGGGGCAGCACATCCACGGTGCCCTGGGGGGCCACGCCGCCCGGGGTGTGTACGGCCACGACCTGGACCAGGGTGGCCACGTTCACCCGGGCCAGGGCCTGCTTGATGACGAACATGAGCTGGTTGAACGGCGTGTTGCCGGTGGCGAGGTCCTTCTGGGGATAGACGGGGGTATCGGCCATGTCAGTTCCCCACCCAACTCGCGGAGATCTTGGATTCCCAGGGCCCGCCCGGCATCTCGCAGGAGAGATGGTGCTTGAGCCCATGTACGCGCCAGGTGCCGCAGCACACCGGGATGACGCTCTGCACATTGATCAGGCCGCCCAGCTTGACGCCAGGGTTGTAGAGGCAGGTGACTTTGAGCCCCTCTTTGTCGAACACCGGGTAGCCACGCATGCCTGTGCCGGCGGAGATCAGCGGCGCCGTTCCGGCCCGGGCCTGCCCCTTGGGAGCGACGAACAAGACCCCGTCATCCACCCCGAATTCGATCCCCGCGGCGTCCGCCACGGCCCCGGCCTGCTGCATGGCGCTGCCCGGGAGGTAGGGATTGGAGAGGTGGCCCGTCACGCCCCCATCCTCGAACTGGTAGCCCATCTGGGAGGCCAGCGTGCTCATGAGGGTCTTGATCGGGACGACGCCCTGGTAGCTCTTGGGTGGAACCGGGGCGATGGCCGGGTAGTAGCCCGCCAGTGCCTCCAGGTGGAAGTAGAGGCCCGGGCTGCTCTGGTAATCCACCCAGGCGCCCGAGATCTCGCCCTCGAAAGCCGTGGCTAGGCCGTATTGGTCCCCGGCCAGTAGCTGGATGAGGTTCTTGTGGACGGCCAGGGGCTTGGCGGACTTCCCGGGGAGGGTCGTCAGCAGGTTTATATCCGCTTCGAGCATCCCGTAGATTTTCAGTTTCAGGCCGTTCTTGCTGGGATGCCCGCCCTTGTCGATCTCGGCCTCCATGCGGAGCCCGGAGGCGATCTTGGTGTTGTTCGTGCCGTCAAAGGTCCCGCTGGCCAACGTGAGCTTGGCCTGGAGGACTTTGGAGGTGAAACTGGCACCCTGGGTCACGTGATCACCGTTGGTAGATCGAGATGGTGCAGTTCTGGCCCCCAAGACTCACGTCGAGTTGCTGGGAGGGCACGGCCTGGAGGGGCACCTGGAGGGCTGGCTGGCCCTGTTGGGCATAGAGCAGGCGATACCTGCCCGTGGGCCCCAGGCCGGTGTAGTCGGGATCCTGGGAGCCCTGGGCATCATCAAAGCCCAGGTGCCCCACGAAGCCCAGGTAAGGGTAGCTGTCGATCTTGACGCAGTTCAGACAGGGTACGCCCGCCCAAAGCAGCGTGCCATCGATGGCGAGGTCGCAGTAGAGGTTGCTCATGAGGCTGCCTCTGCATCTTGGAAGATGGTTTTCCAGGGAGGCGACGGGGGCGTAGCCGGAGCCTGGGCCTGCTCCTTTCCACCTGGAACCTTGGAGGCGCTGGAGGGGTTCTTGGGATGGGAGATCTTCACGGCGGTATAGGCCGGCGCGACTTCCCGGACTTGTTTCAAGGCCAGGTCGACCACCAGCATGCTCGATCCGCCGTTGTCGACGGTCTGGGCGTAGTCGACGCCCTCCAATGCGACGTTGAAGTAGTTACAGGTGGGGGTAACGATGTTGTAGAGGTTCGTGCTGGCCAGTTCCGTCGCGAGAGCCCCTTGGAAGGCAGACATCCGGATCATGCCGCCCACCGCCAGGCGAACCTTGGGGGCGAAGGGCTCAACCACCTTGTTGTAGCTAGTGAAAGCGCCCTGCTCCACGGGAAAATCGGAGATCTTGGCCTTGGCCGAGAACTTGAGGTCGAGAACCGTGTCCACGTCGAACACCAGGTCCCCAGCCAGAGAGTAGACGCCGAAGCCGTTGGCCATCTCAGAACCCCCCGTCCGCGTGGTCCAACAGGGAATTCGACCTCAGCGCCCCAGGGATCTCCTTGGCGATGCCCTGGGCGTCCGTGGCCTGGGTGTGGATGTTGATGGGGCCGTTGATGTTGGTTTCGCGGTGACTGGTGGACCTGGACGAGGCGTTGGAGATCGAGGGACGCATAGCCATCCCGGCGCCACCGGCATAGGCCGGCTGCAGCCCACCCGAGGCGCCACCGGCCATGCCGAAGGTGGCGACCTTGAGCACCACGCTTCCGATGGCCTTGAGCTTGTCCCAGATCCAGCCCAGGGCGTGTTTGGCGCCCTCCAGAACCGACTTCCACATCTTGGAGGCGGCGTGCTCGATCGTGAACCACACCTTCAAAAAATGAAATGCGATGTCATAGGCTACCTGGTTGAACCAACGGCCCACCTCCTTGATGTGGGTAATGAGCAGGTAGAGACCGGCGGCAACCAGGGCAATGGCTGCCACCAGGAGCGCGATGGGCCAGGTGGCCATGAACCATGCGATGGCCGCATTGATGCCCATGAGAATGGCATTCCCGTTGACTACCAGGAAGGCGGCGGCGATACCCAGGATGGCCGCTTTGACCACCTCCGAATGGTCCCTGATCCAGGCGGCGATCTTGACCAGGACATCACCAATGGCCTGGAGCGCGGGCATGAGGGTCGACATGATTTCCCGTCCTGCGGCAGCCAGGGCTCCCTGAAGCTGAATCATGGACTGCTCAAATTGCTCGGCCTTCTTTATGTCTTCGTCCGAACTGACGTGCTTCTTGATCTGCCCGGTGAGTTCCGCAACGGCCTTTTTGCCGGTCTGAAGCAGCCGAATGGTCCCCTCGTCCAACCCCAGCCGCTCGCCCAGGGCCATGGCCTTGGCTCCGCTCATCTTCTCCATCTTCTCGGCCAGCAGGCCCATGACCTGGGTGGCGTCCTTGCCTTTGAGGGCAACGGCGGAGATGCCCATGCCAGCGAAGATCTGCAGGGCCATCTTGGACCGGGGCCCGTGAATGGCGATCATCTGGAGCCTGGAATTCAGGCCCTTCAGGGACTCGCTCATCCCTTCAGCGGTGCCCCCGAAGCGCTTGGCGGCGCCCTGCAGGGCCTCGACCTCTTCCACGTCGGCGTCCAGGGTCTTGGCGAGGCGCCCGGCCTCGACCTGGGCCTCCACCGTGTGGTGAATGAATTCGGCCATGCCGGCGGCGGCGGCCAGGATGCCGAAGAATTCAAGGGCGGAGGTGGCCAGTTCCTTGAAGAACTCCTTGCCCTTTTCCTTCTGCTCCTTGATCTTCTCGGTAGCCTCCCGTGCCTCCTTGACCAGGTTGTCCTTGATGGCCTTGGCCGCTTTCTTCTCGGCGGCCATCAGTTCCTTGGCCTTCTCCCGGGCGACTTCAATCTCTTCCTTGGTCCCGCCCTTGGCAGCCGCGACGATGGCCTTGGCCGACTTGGAGGACTTCTTGACCAGATCCTCATAGACCTTCTCCGCGTCCTTGCCGCCCTTGTGCATTTCCTTCGTGTCGATCCCGAAGGACACAAAGAAGGCGTCGAGCACCGTTCCGCTCATTCGTTCCCCTTGTAAGCCAGGGCCTCGTTGTGGTTGTCGACGGCGATGATTTCCAGCATGTCGTAGGCATCCTCAAGGCTGTAGTAGGTTTCAAGTTCCCGGAGCGTGGCCAGCCGGCGGCTGACTATCGGCCCGATGACCGGTGGGAGATTTTTGTAATCGGCGCTACCAGGGACGCCGCCGGAGCCTTGGAGGTCGAGGGCTTGGCGGCGAAGGAAAAACCGGTGTGGAGCGCCAGGATTTCCTTTCGCAGGGCGAGGAGCGTCTTGACCTCCTCAATGTCGTCCGCGTTGAGGTTGATGGGCCGGGAGAAGTCCGGGTTGGCCACTGGCTCGGGAACGACCCTGACGCACTCCAGCATCTCGTCCAGGAGGGGTTCCAGGGTGTTCCAGCGCATCTTGCCTGCGCCGCTGAGGATTCCCTTCAGGATGGCGCCTATCCCCTCTTCGGAGACCAGGCCTTCCATGCCGGCGGCCACGATGTGGTCAGGGATGTCGACGCCGGATTCGATCAGGGCCAGAAAGACCCGGGTCGCCCACTTTTCAGCCGGAACAGCAGCCATTTCGGTCAGGAGGAAGAGCTTGCCCTTGTCCCGGCCTTCGGCGGTGATGGTGACGGGCTGAGTCTTTCGCATATCAGGCCTTCGCCTTCGTGACGGACTGCCAGGTGATCTCGTAGGTCAGGGGCTGGAGCACCTGCTTCGCGTCGGGCATGTCCTTGTAGTTGGTGAGCTGGCCGCTGACGCACTTGTATTTCGTGCCGTTGGACTTGAGGGTGATGGTGGCGCTGGCGGCGATGGCGTCGTTCTTCTGGTCCATGGCCTGGGCCCAGTCATCGAACACCTGTTGGTCGCCGCTAGAGGCGCTGAGCTTGATCTTCATCTTCCGGGGGTGCTTGACGTAGCCGGCCGCCTGCACACCGTCGAGGCCGAACTCCGTGTGCACCTTGGGCATGGCGTCCATGTCCACGAAGTCATCAGTGCCCCAGCCGCGCAGGATCACCGGATTGTTGTAGACCCCGGGGATGGTGATGGCGAAGATTGCGTCGATGGAGGTAATTGAGCGAGGCATGTGGGACTCCCTTACTGGACGTCGATCGACGCGAGGTTGAGCTGGGTGACACCGGAGGCGCCGCAGTACCAGAACGAGCAGGGCGGCGTGGTCTGGGCGGCCCGAGACTGGGCAGAGGCGGGGAGCACCTGGAGATACCAGCCGATGGTCCCCAGGGTGCCGGAGATGGTGACGCCGGCCTGCAGGTTGACCGTGGAGATCTCCGAGGCGGACAGCACCGCGCCCTGGGTGATGACCCCGTTGTAGACGGCCTGGGCGATCACGCCACTGCAGGCCTCCTCGATCAGGCCATAGCCAGAGGGGTCGTAGGCCACGGCGTTGACGCTGGTGAACATGGTCATCTCGGCCAGCTGCAGGGCCGCATTGAGCCAGATCGCGTCCACGTAGGCACCAATGTTCTTGTAGGGCCCGCTGATCTGCCCAGGGTAGAGGATGTTCCACTGGGTGGCCGCCGTCGCATAGGCTCCGTAGTAGTTGTAGCCGTTGGCCTTGAGATTGGCGGCCGAGATGGCATCGGTGACGCTCGCGGCCAGGCCGGAACTCGTCTTGTAGGAGTAGTCGATGCGGCCCTTGGAGCGCGTGTAGTCCACCGAAGCGGCGCAGCCCAGGATGAAGGAGGCCAGGAGCGGATCCGAGTAGACCGGCGCCACACCCGAGATGGAGTTCGTCATCAGGTAGGCGCCCAGGCCCGTGAAGGACCCCGGGGTCTGGGTGGCGGTGATGTCCGTGTCGTAGGGCACATAGAAGAATTCACCATTGGTCCCAGAGGTCCAGGTGGCGAAGGCCTCCTTATCGGCGAGCACCGGCTCGAAGGCCGAAGTGAACCCGGCCCAATTGCTGGTGTAGTTGACCAGGGTGGCCATGGCCGCCGCAGGGGTCTGGGCGGCCGAGCCCTGGGAGAGGACGGCGCCGGCCGCCGCGGTGAGCCCCAGTTCGAGCGCCGTGGTGCCAGAGGCAACCGTCATGGTGCTGGTGGCCCCGGTGGTGCCGGAGGTGATCACGAAGGCGTTGAACTGCGAGGACCAGGTCACAGCGGCGCCGGTCAGGGTCAGGGCCGTGGTGAGCAGGGCGGCCGCATTGCTGAACGAGGTGGCCGTGGACAGGTTGACGGCGGAGGCCGTGTGCACCGTGCCGTCGATGGTGACGCTCAGGGTGCCGGAGACGATGGCCTGTAGCTGGGCCAGGGTCAAGCTGATGGTCCCACCCCGCAGGAATGCGGCGATGGGGGTTGCGGCGTAGCGGCTGAACAGCAGGGCGTTGGGCTTCTGGGTGCTGTTGGTCCACCCGCCGAAGTAGGTGGCGGCCATGGAAGCTTCGAGGGTTCCGGAGCCAAAGTAAGCCAGCACCGCGGGGGCGCTGGGGAAGCTCAGCGGGGGGCCGAACGGCAGGTTTGCGCTCTCGCTGAGGATGAGGCCGTTGAGGGCCAGGGGATTGCCGCCCGCAGAGAGCACGCTGGGCGTCACGCTGATGATTTGGGAGACGGGAATGGTGCCCATGGGCGGGTCCTCAGAGGGTCAGAGCGTTGATGACGTTGATATGGGCCGCCTCGCAGAACTGTGCGGACGCGGTCATGGAGGGGGCGTATTGCAGGTGCAGGACGGTGATCCAGCGCTCCTCGAACTCGTCTTCGCTGTCGACGATGGAGAGTTCCAGGGGGTTGTCGGCCCACAGCGGGGTGATGCCGTAGGACGCCAGAAAATCGATGGCCAGGGGGCTCGCCCACATGGTGGCGATGATGGAGGCCCAGTCCCCAGAGGCGGCGCCATAGGCGTCCACCTGGATGGCGAACTCGGTAGCCTGGGTGGTGGTGGTGGTGCCCGCGGTGGGGCTGTAGTCCACCTCGTTCCCGGCCAGGCGCTTTTGGGCCTTGTGGAGCATGTTCACGAAGCCGCCAGCGGGGGCCGCGGCTCGGTTCTGCAACTCCTGGAGGACGGTCGTGCCCGCCACTAGGCCCAGGGCATCGGACAGCCATGCAGCGAGGCCGGTGAACACCTGATCGGTGGTGATGGAGGGCGTGTAGGTCACGGCGCCACCTGCTGGGACAGGCCCACCGCGCACCAGTCCGGCCACGTTTCGAACACGGTGGCTACCTTCCAGATCGTGCCGTCGGGCAGGGTCAGGAGATCGCCGCCTTGGCCAGAGGCGCGGATGATGCCGTTGACGGCGCCGTAGCAGTAAGCCTTGCGGGTGACGCCCTGGAGACCCAGCCCGTTGAGGTGCTGGATGTCCTTCCCAGCCAGGGCCTGGATGCTGACCGGGCCGGTGGTGGTGGTGTAGGTGGGCACGCGCTTGCCGCTGGGCAGGCCCGTGGCACCCGTGCTGGTCCGGATGGTGGCCAGAACCGGCGGATGGACGGCGCCAGTGCAGCAGGAGGCGAGGCCGTGGACGTTCATGACTGCACCGGACCCGGGAACTTCTCCCCGTTGACCTCGTAGGCCACGCTGTTCAGCATGACCTTCGTGTCCTGGAGGGTGGCCTGGGCGCCGCCTTTGAAGCCCTTGGCGGCGATGGTAACGTCCTTGTCGGGCGGGTCGTTGAATTCAATGATGGCCATCTGGAGGTCTTGAGCGATGGATTCACCCAGGCTCTTCAAGGCGGCCTGCAGGTTGCCGCCGTTCGCCCGGTAGAGATTGAGCAGGCGGCGGTTCCAGTCGGGGGACTTCTCGGTGAGCATGCGGCTGAAGAAGGGCCGGGCCTCGGTACGGGCCGCAGGGCCCATGCCGGTCTTGCCCACGGGGGCGAGGTGGCCGAACTCGTTCAATGCGGCCACATTGGCGACGCTGGTCCCGTCCGGGTAGGTGGCGCCCTCCAGGAAACCAATGCGCAGGTTGACTTCTTCGCCAGCCCGCTCCATCAGTTCTTGGATTTTTGCCTTGAGCGCTTCCCCGCCCCGGAAGGTGACTTCCATGTCAATTCCCTCCCGGCAGGAAGGACGCGGGCCGGGGGGCGCCGCGGTAGCGGAAGCCCAGATAGGGCCGCACGGCCTGCCAGAAGCTGGCGCCGTACTTGGTCTGGAGGAACCACGCGGCGGTGCCCGGGACCGGGCCCATGTCGGCGTGGACCTTGACGGTGCCCTCGCTGGCGTCGGTGATGCGGCCCACCAGGGCCTGAGAGCCCCGGGCGCTGGTGGCGTCGTAGAGTTCGGCCAGGTGGGCGGTGAGCATGTGCATGAGGACTTTCTGCGTCCCTGGATCCTGGACCGGGCTCGTCCCCGTGTTGTTCAGGTAGACCCCGGACTCCAGGAAATACCCGGGGGCGGTGGTCGCGGCGATCCCTGCGAACTCGGGATACCGGGACGCGAAGTAGGCGGGATCGAAGGACGCGGTGTAGCCCATGGCCTAGTCCAGGCCCGTCTGAGGCGGGAGTTTGGAGAGGACCTTCTTCATCTCGTCGGTCGGCTCCAGGCCGTGGCCGGGCTTCTTGGGGTCGAGCCCTTCGAGGCCAGTCTTCTCGTCCTTGCGTTCCTTGGCCTGGGCCTTGCCGTCCTGGTGCTTCTCGGTCATGAAGATGTGGCCCTTCTTGACGGGCTCCAGCTCGGCATGGGACCGGAACCACTCCTCGGCGAAGTCCTTGGGGATCCGGGTGGCCCCGTGCCCGAAAAAGACCGGGACATCGGGGGCCTGGGGGGTGCGGTTCAGGGGGCCGTTGATGCGGAAGGTTTGGTCGACGCCGTCAGCGGCCTTCACCGTGAGGTGAAACCCGTTTGGGATCTTGCAGTAGACGATGACAGTTTCGGCCATGGGTTACGCTCCGAGCATCTGGACGACGCCAGTGGGCTGATACCAGATCGCGCCCCAGCCGCCGCCGGACTTCTTCTGTTTGAAGGAGGAGGAATCACGCACCACCGCGTGGGCGCGAACCTTGAGGTTGAAGGCAGTGGTGACCACTTCGTCGCCATTGAGTTCGTCGGCGATGAGCTGCAGCAGGTTCCCGGAGGCGGTGGCATACTGCACGGCCGTGACGACCTCCAGGTGGGGGAAGTTCTTCTTGAGCATGTCGGCCACGGAGACGTTGTATTGCGTGACCTTGGTGAGGTTCACAGACAGCGACGGGCTCATGGCCAGCTTCATCGCGCTCTCCATCGTCACCATGCCCGAGGTCTGGTTGATGAGGGTCTGGACCATGAGCTGGATGTCCCCGTAGACGCCCAGGGCATCCTTCAGGCTCCAGAGATAGTTCGAGCTCACCTGCAGCGGGGAGATGGCGGCCGGGAGGTTCGGGTCGTTCAGGAGCCCGTAGTTCTGCAGGCCCGAGAACCCGTAGAAATACATGGTGTTCATGAACTCGGCCATGACCTTCGCGGAGGCCAGGTTCTTCCGGTTCGCGGCGTCGATCTTGGCCAGGCCGGCGCGCTCCAGTTCCAGCTCGCCCCATTCGGTTTGGGTCTGGAAGAGGTAGCTCTGGCGGGGCACCCAGTTGACTTGGAAGTTGGCCTCGCCCGCGGTGCTGTAGTCGTCATAAGAGGCGACCATGCCGGTGGCCTCGACGATGGGGAATTCCCACGTCATCTTGGTCCAGTCGCCCTTCAGCTCTTCCTTGGCGATCTTGGTGGCGTTCAGGGGGGCCGTGTAGACCTCGATGAACTTGGGGTCGATGACGGTGGTCAGGAACTGGGGGATGCCCGCGTTGCTCTGGGTCACGGCCAGGGGCTGGGCGGCGTCGAAGCCGAAGGTCCGGGGATCGATGCCCAGGTCGCGGCGGGCGCTGTCCATGGCCACGTCCAGGCGGCGGCCCCATTCAGGGCGCTGCTCGGCCACGGCGCCCGGCAGGATGATCGCGAAATCCTCCTGCAGCCGGTCGAAAAGCTTGTCACGGTTGGGATTGAAGAGGGTTCTCATGGTCAGTTCCTCGTGCCGATGATGGCCAGCTCGCCCACGTTGGCCGGGGTCTGGAAAAAGAACGGCGTCTCGATCCAGGCGGAGGCGTTGACGGTGCCGCTGGCGAGGGTTCCGGGGGTGGTGGAGACGGTGTAGGTGCCGACGCCCCCCGTGGTGCCGGTGAGCTGGTTGACGATGTAGGTCCCCGCGGCGAGGCCGGAGGTGGAGTCGGTGAGAAGCTGGCCGGGGACCAGGGTGCCGTCGGTCACGGCCGTGACGGTCATGACGTTGGTGGCGAAGGTCGCGGTGACGGTGGCTCCGCCGATGCTGTCGGCGGGGGTCGAAGCGCAGGCTTCGGCGGTGCCGATGGTGATGGCGGTGACGGTGGGGCTGGACAGATTGTAGGTGCCCGCGCCGCCCTGGGTGCCGGAGTCCTGGGAGACCACCCGGGTGTTCGCCGGGATGCCCAGGCCAGTGACCAGGTGGCCGATGCCGATGTAGCCGGTAGTGAGGCTGGTCACGGTCATGACCAGGTTGGCGAAGGTGGCCTGGAAGGTGGAGGCCACGCCCGAGGGGTAGTTCGGGAAGCTGCCGGCGGCGCCCGGGATCACGGCGCCGGAGAACAGGTTCGCGAAGACCTTGTTGCCACGGGTCGCGCTCTGGAAGCCGCAGCGGGCCCAGAAGTCGCCGCGGTTGAAGATCGCAGCGTCGCCGCCCAGCTGGTTGATACCGTTGGGGGAGAGCAGGTTGGAGGAATTCGCTTGGAACTCGTTGAGCACCCAACCGTCGGGGACGGAGGGCACGCCACCGGGAGCGTAGTTGGTCAGCGTCTTGCTGTCGCTGCCCACCCAGGCGAACCGGGCGACGTTCAGGCCATTGACCGAATCGGCGACGAAGCCGCCAGCGGGCCCGATCACCATGGCCAGAGGATTGCTGGAGGCCTTGGCGCCTTCGGTGCCGACGGGAGAGGTGAGGTTGACGGAAGTCTGGAAACCCATGGCTTACCTCCGGATCCGGTCAGGGTTGAAACGCTTGGCGTAGGAGTCTTCCGCCTTGGAATCCATGCCCAGGGTCGGAACGACAGGCTCGTCGTCCAACTTCGCGAGGAGCATCTGGACCAGGGGGCGGAAGGCGGAGGGGTGCACGCCCTCGGTGGGGACCTTGGCGTGGTCGAGGGCCATCTTGTAGACGGCTTCGGGGCTGGTCTGGCCGCGCACGGCGCCGATCAGGGGTTCAACTTCGTCTTCGGCCAGGCGAACGGACTGCATGCGCTGGACCGTCGCGTCAGCCGCGGCCTTGATGGCGGCGTCCATCGCCGGCTTGCCGACGGTGAGGGCCTTGGTGTCGTTGGGATCCACGGCAGTTCCTTTCTTGGGGGGGAAGCCATCGCCGGCCGCCGGGGCGGGCGAGAGCTTGTCGAGGAGGGCCGCGACCTGGGACATAACCTCGTCGGGCAGGTTCTGGGCCTGGAGGAGGCCGAGGAGGGCTTTGCCGGCTTCGTCAGCGTCGGCGGTGCAGCCCTTGTCCTCGCCCATGTCGTCTTCGTCGCCCGTGGGCGGGACGGGGGGAACGGCGGGCTTCTTGCCGTCTTCGATGTCGGGGCCTTCGGCCTCGCCGTCCTCGAGGTTGTCGAGGAGGTCAAGCACGTCGTCGAGGTCCGCATCCTGCGCCAGACGCGGGGTGAAGGTCTTCTTGACGTCCTGGGCCAGCTTGGCCTTCTGGGTCTTGAAGGCCTTGGCGGTGATGTTGGCGACCAGCGGGTTGAGATCGGAGATCTTCAGGGCCTGGTCGGAGGCGAGCAGGGGACGGAGGTAGCCCAGAAGGGCCCCCCGCGCCGCGATCGCCCTGGGAGTGAGCTTTTTCTGCTTCATTGGGGATTGCTCCTTTGGGGTTTTGGGTTTGGCATCGGAGACCAGGACATCGGGACCGGCCCGACCCTCATCCACCAGCGCCACGTGGTTTCCGCGCAGCTCGCGCATCACGCCGTCATAGGCAACTCCTTCGTAGGTTCCCGGGGTCATGTCGAGGATCCAGCGGTAGGCACAGGACAACTCAACCTGCTCCCGGGTGTTGATTCGCTGAATGGCCGCGGCGTCCCATACGACGAGGCTGTTTTGCAGGTACGGCTTGACGAAAATGGCGTCGTTGCCGGTGGCGCCGACGACCATGGCCTTCTTCTCGATGTCGACCGCCAGGTCCTCGGCACTCAGGGGCTCGTGGCCAGCCAGGAGGGGCAGCCCGTTGAAGTAGGGCGCGGCCTTGGCCAGTTCCTCGGGATCCCGAAGCAGGAAATAGGTCCGGTTGGGGTCGACCACCACCCCGGCTTCCTTGGCGATGTCGGCGATCTCTTCGCCCAGGTAGGGGCAAACCATGGCCTTGCTGATGTTCGAGACGGCCACATGGAGGTAGCCGTTCTCGTCCACGGTGCGCATGGACTTGTCCAAGGCGAGAATCACGCGCTCACGCGACTGCATCTTCGCCTCCGTCTGGGATCTCGTCGTCATCGAT